CATATAATGGTAGTAGGGGTATACGCGGTGAATAGCTAGATACTTGCGGGCAAATGTCCACTTAGCATCCAACTTTTCACCGGTAGCCACAGCCCCTGGACCGTGTCTAGGAATTATATCAAGAGGATCAAACCCCTTGAATACCTTTCCAGTGATGATTTGACAAAGCTGAAGAATATCAGCATCATGCTCATCACTAGAAGAGGCTTGGACTTCTAATTCAACATTGACAAATTTGCTTACTACAGCAGATTTATCCGTGTCAGAATAAGGAAGTTCAAGCTTATAAGACACGAACAAAACCTGACGTAGATGTTTAATAGCATCTACATTAGGTTCGTCCAGGAGAACACCACATTGTGAGAAGATTAAGTTGAAGTATTCCTGCATAAAAGCGGGAGTACTTCTCCCCTTTACGGATCGAAATTCGTAAATGGGAGTGAACTTACCTTCAACCAATCCGAGATCAAGAGCTTTGCCTAATTTAGGCATTGTCTTGCTCAAAAAGGACAGGCCTTCGTTTTGAAATCGAGACTTAATAGTCTCGAGATCATAGCGAAGCATCTTCCGAGACGTGGTGAGTGGGTTGTCACTGATCAGCTGCATGCAGAGGTTGAGGTACCATACCTCACCTTGGCTCTTAACGTGGGGCCACATAAGGTCTCCACATCCAAGCGCCCCATGGTCCTGCCCACCGAAGTTAACGTAGTCTGGAAATATTAATCCAGGGGGATGTAAAATCCCAAACTATGTTAAACAACGGCCTTCGACGTAAGAAGCTAAGCTTCACCACGAAGAAGTGCATCGACGTTGGTCATCGCTGCGATTGACGTGATAGCGCCATCGGCCAGAAAGTCAACTAAGTTGGCAATCTGATCCTTGACGATAGTCGACGTAATCACAACGTCACGCGGAACTGCAATTGTAAAATTGCAGGTAAGCGTGCGCGGCACGCCAGCGGTGTTCAGCTTCGTTCTTGAAAACTGAACAAGGTGGCGATCAACGGCTTCTGAACCCTTGCCATTCACAGAATGTTTGAAAACAAGCTGTGCAGGCTCGGTCAGCGTCGTTGAGGTGTCAATATAAGAAGAACCGGACGAATCCGACCGGGTTTTCTTATAGGTGACATCATCACCGCTCTGATCATCGAGAACGATAGATTCGGCAAGACTCATGGTAGCACCTCATGCTACAAGAGGCTTTGTTTCCGCCACTTTGGCGGTCTTAAGCCTTTCAAGGCAGCTATCGGTGTAGACGTTGCGAAAGCAACGCCCCAGCGAGCAACTGCTGCGTTGGGTTTAGTGAATTCAGCGAAGTAGCTGCATTCACTGGAAGTCCGAGACTTCTCTCGTAGCGATCAATCCTATACTCCCCCACCTTAGTCATTGACTGGTGTTGGGGGAAATAGTTTTGATAGGTCCCAATAATGTAACGATCTCGCAAAGAGCTTGTCACATTAGTGGTACGCCAGACACCCTCATAGGGCTGAATGGCAAGCCTATCAAGGAGGCCTCCAATCCTGGCAAACCAATCAATAACGAAGGAATATGGAAGAGCATTCCATAAAATCTTCGTAGGATTGTTTAAGCCAAGGGCCTGACTGAACGCTCTAAATACTGTAAGATCATCGTCCAACCCCTGAAGTCGATGGAAAAGATTCCCACCGGCTCGAAAGGTAGCACGATAATCTTCCACGTTGTAGCGAGTATACTGACTCGTGTAAGGAGTGGATGCGTCAATCCAATAGGGAAGAGAGAGTAACCCCGAAAGGTCTCTTTCAAACCCAAGGCGAACGACCCTCCCGGAAGTGTCACGAAGAAATTGTATTCTCTTCATGACAGTATCCACAACACGACCCAGACTCTTAAGATCACTCACGAGTGGTTTCCACCCAAATGAGTAATTTAAGAGACCGCTACGCGCAGTCTTCGCCAGGGAACTTTCGATACGTGGAATCAAAGATTTCACGTCTCTCAGTTCAAAGAGGAAATTAGCAATGCTAATAACCTCAGGCACCTGATTTGCGAATTCAGCAAAAGCTGCATTCACGGTGTCCTGGTAAAGCACAGTATTAGAATAAGGAGAGACAAGCGAGTACAGGGCATCAAAATTCTGATGAATAGGCCAAGATGTACCGGGCGAAGCTCGGTATAAAATGACACCATCAGAATATTGAACCGTCTCCATTGGACCGGAGGCGGTGACGGCGTAATGATAGACAGGCTTCACAGCCTTTTTGTCACGACTTTGAACGTCAAATATACGTTCCCAAGTTCGGAAAGTGTGAGTAGGATAAGTAAACGATGAGGGATGCCAACTTCCTTGATAGAAGTAGTCAAACCTCACGAATCCTATCACACGATCATCAGTACGCAGCCGATCCCTATTAAACAGCACTCGCTCTCGGAATCCTTTCTAGTGACAAACTGCCACCATACTCAGAGGACGGGCAAACGGC